TCACAGAGCAGCAATTGCTTGGGTGATGATGCCGACGTCCTCCCCTCGTGCGCTTCCATTGCTCATTTCGGTGAGAACGCCCGAAAGAACGACGGCGCCCTTGAGCAGGGCCAAGCTGTCTACCATAGGGCCACCGGAAAGTCCTCTGGGGGTCGGCGATACCGCTGAAACGCCCGTAGACGTATTGACGTTTCGGCGCTTGGGGTGCCGCAATCCTATCATGCCTGGCGCGGCGGGAGCGGCCACGTTCGTGTACACGCGTGGAGCGGGGCGCAGCGTGTTCCCAGATCTCTTGAAATCTCGGCAGAGATAACCTCCCATCGTGATTATCGCGGAGCCAAGTGATACTGAAGTCGGGGCATCCAAACACCGGTCCAGCGAGAACTCATCCATGAACATAACGGATAGATCCCGGCCCATTGGTTCAACGAGTGTTCGAGCACCGTCACCCACGTAAACCCAACGGCCATTTATGTGCACGGCTTTCTCGGCCGGATCGTCGTTGAACGCATGACCTCGTAAAACGTGCTTTGCGGTGATCAAGACCGGCCTTGATTGATGCTTTATCAGAAACCCCGTACCGACCTGAACTGGCGTATCTGGCCTCGACCCATGGGACGCATAAATTGCGATGGTGCTGGGCTGAACGAGTCTTTGAAAATTTGCTGCAATCTCAGCAGTCAGTATACGCGCGACGCTACTCATTTGCGATCCGCTGGCCCCCAATTTCATCATGAAAGCCGAGCAGATGTCGGCGCTTAAACGAGTCTACGTTTCGGACAACTCGAACACCATATCCATCTGCTCCGCCCACGGCTGGTCGGCGACAGCGACAAGGTCGTTCAGCGACAGCGCCGGTGGCACGCGCCTGATGACGAGGTGTTCGAGCACCTCCGGCGACAGATAGGCGAGCCGCATCATTCGGCTCACGAACCGGTCGGAGACCTTCTCGGCCGCAGCGATATCCTGAATGGTGGAAGCGGCACCGGATTCCAGCTGCCGCCGCCAGTTCCAAGCGCGGGCGATGGCGCGCAGCACATGAGGGTCTTGCGACCGGCCGTCCCGGATCGTCACCTCGTCGGGCGGGAGGATCTTCGGCCGCCCATTGCGTTTGCGGATCGTCAGGGGGATGACGACCCGGATGGTCTTCGTCGAGGCGGTCATGCACAGGCCTCCGTCTGGTGGGCGGCCATCATGTCCCGCAGGACCGAGCCCAGCCCCTCATGGCGCAGATCGACGGCGATGCCGTCTTCGCCGACGGTCACCCGCTCGACCAGAAGCTGGACGATGCGGGTCTGCTCCGCCGGATAGAGCGCCGCCCAGATCTGGTCGAACTCGCCGAAGGCCTGGACAACCGCCTTCTCATCGACGGCCGAGCTCTCTTCGCGAAGGGCCTTTATTGTCCGCGCCGCGATCTCGGGCGCGCGGATCATGCGGCGGATTTCGCCGACCACGGCGTCCTCGACCATGCCTGCGGGCAAGCGCAGCGGGCCCGAGGCGTCGCCGGTCGGGCGGTTTCGGATCAGGTCCATCGACGCATAGTAGCGGTAGAGGCGCGTGCCCTTCTTCGTCGCCGTCGGCGTCATCGCCGTGCCCGTCTCGGTGAAGATGATCCCCTTCAGCAGGGCTGGCGTCTGGCGGCGGGTGTTCTTCGCCCGCAGGCGCGGGCTCTCCTGCAGGATGCTGTGAACCTTGTCCCAGAGGGCCTGATCGATGATGGCTTCGTGCTCGCCGGGATAGGCCGTGCCCTTGTGCACGGCTTCCCCGAGGTAGACCCGGTTGTTGATTAGTTTGTAGAGGAAGCCCTTGTCGATCGGCTTGCCGCGCTTGTTCAGAACGCCCTCGGCCGCGAGCGCTTTCGCCAGCGTCGTGGCGGAGCCGATGGCGACGAAGCGCTCGAAGATCATCCGGACCGTCGCGGCCTCGGCCTCGTTGACCACGAGCTTGCGGTCGCGTACGTCGTAGCCCAGCGGGACGTGACCGCCCATCCACATGCCGCGCTTGCGGGATGCCGCGACCTTGTCGCGGATGCGCTCGCCGATCACCTCCCGCTCGAACTGCGCGAAGCTGAGGAGGATGTTCAGGGTCAGGCGGCCCATCGAGGTCGTGGTGTTGAACGACTGCGTGACCGAAACGAAGGTCACCTGATTGCGGTCGAAGATCTCGACCAGCTTGGCGAAGTCCATCAGCGAGCGCGATAGCCGGTCGATCTTGTAGACCACGATCACATCGATCAGACCGGCTTCGACGTCCTGAATGAGACGCTTCAGGCCGGGCCGTTCCAGCGTGCCACCTGAGAAGCCGCCATCGTCGTAGCGTTCGCGAATGGTGGCCCAGCCTTCCGCCTTCTGGCTCGTCACGAAGGCCTCGCAAGCCTCGCGCTGGGCGTCGAGGCTGTTGAACTCCATGTCGAGCCCTTCCTCGCTCGACTTGCGGGTATAGATGGCGCAGCGCTGGCGGCGCGCAACGACCGCGACGGCTTCATGATGACGGCTCATCGGTCGTCCCCCCGTGCCTCGCGCAAGCCGAAGAAGCGATAGCCGTTCCACTGCGTGCCGGTGATCGCCCGCGCCACCGCCGACAGCGACTTGAACTTACGCCCCTGCCAGTCGAAGCCGTCCTTCATCACTGTGACGGTGTGCTCCACCCCGTCCCATTCACGCACGAGGCGGGTGCCGACCACCGGGTTGCGGGAATCCGCGATGATCGTCTTGCGCCCGACCCGGCCCTCGATCTCGTCGGCCAGCAGGTCCAGCGTCCGCCGCGTTTCGCGGGACAGGCCGCCGAGGGTCAGTTCCTGGACCCGGTAGCTGAGCCTCAGCTCGAGGTAACTGCGGCTGTTGTTCGGAGCGGGCGTGCCGAAGAGGCTTTCCCACTTCGCCTTCAGTTCGACCACCGTCATTCGCTTCAGCGCTGCAAGCTGTGTGACCACGCTCGCGTCCGCCGCGTCGCGTTCGCCCGCCCGCCATGGCGCGGCGTCAGTCTTTCTCTTTGTTCCTGGCATCATTGCCCTCCAACTCGGTTGCTCGGTTTGCGACGACCAACACGGCGTTTGAGGGCGAGAATGTCGAATGAACTGTCTTCGCCAGCTGCAGATAAAGAACTGGACTGTTCTGGCAGGATACGCCTCAGCCCCGCAGCAAGAATATGCGCGAGTTCATCGAGGCGTTCGTCCGCCAACAGACGGGCGGGCAAAAGAGGGTTTGGACCGGATCGGGCGTCTTGCATGAGACCGTTCGCAACAGAAGATGGCTGGCGAAACGGTAGTCACAACGCGACAAAAAACAAGTATATTCAATTGGTTATCGAGATTCTGCGCAATCATTCAAAAACAATCGTAAGTATCCGTTGCGCCAAACCCCTTCCCGCATGACATCATCCCCAAAGGTCGTGTGGTGACATCGAAAAAGCGCGCATGCGCTCGATGTCTTGGACAAATTCGCTCCAGATCGCGGCGTCCAGCCGACGAGAACAGAATACCCCCGCGGCGGCAACGAATGCTTCAAGAACTATTGAAAGGTCATCGATGTATCCAGACAGCCTGGACTCGATGGTAGTGCCATACCCTAGAAAAAGCGCCTCTCGATAATTTGCCTTGCCACGATACCTAGATGCTTGATGGAGAAATCCGACGCTACGTGTAGCAAGACGTTTGTCTCGAAGCTCGCGGGCCGCCTTCGAACGGAAATCGGAAACGCCAAGCGCGCGATAATCTCGCGACGTCCTGACGTCTTCCTCTACTTTCCAGCGCCACCAGCCTGCGCTACCAGACAGATATGCATGGGCAGCACCGCGAGCTTGGTCGACTGTTGTTGGGGCTGACCCGGCTAGATCGAAACGCGGGACCGTGAGCAAAGCTGATAGCTCATTGTCACAGTCCTTTTTGACGAGCGTCGACACGCGCAGGTCGAATGGCGGCATCATCAAGCCGCGCGCTGCAATCTGGCGATCCCAGACCCCTGCGGTCCCAGTATGGTCATCTTGAAATGATCCGTCTTGGGCTGCGACCATAGCCGATGCGGCAGCATAAACGCCGTAGTACCATGAAACGATGCCGACCCGGGCTACATCAGATTTTCGCGGGATAAGCCGCAGCGCCTGCAAGGCCGAACACTGATGGAGTGCAAAGAGCAGTTGCTCCAGAATTGTGTTTTCTTCGTGGGCGCTCGCCTTTCGGCGGCCCATGCCTGAGTAAAACGAAGCCACCACGCTCGGTTTGAAGTCCTGCTTTTCCACAAGTATGCGCAGGGCACGCATCCAGTTTATTGTAGACGGCAAAGCGTAGATCGGGTTCGGGACGCCGTTTGGCTCGGATAAGGTGCCGGTCTCAGTTATGCGCTTGTAAAGAGACATTCATAGCTCCGCTACCGTCCGAGCGGCTCCGTGCCGCGGCTGAGGATTGCCAGATAATCGCTATACACGAACATTCGCCCGCGCTGCTTTCCTGTGATCTCGCGGATGATCCCAAGCCTTTCTAGGTGCTGTATAGACTTGGCGATCGTCGGGGCTGAAATTCCTAGCTTCTGCGCGGCGTCGGGGATCCCGACAATCGGCTTCTGCTGGAGAAGCTGGTGGACACGCAGCGCTGACGCGGCTGGGCGGCCTAGGCTCTCGATCCGCTGCCGGTCAGCTTCGAACAAGCTCAAGATCTCGCGCGCAGCTTCGGCAGCCTGCAGTGACGTTTCGGTGATGCCATCCAGAAAGAACTCGAGCCAGGTTTCCCAATCGCCGCGCTCTCGCACGCCCTGAAGTAGATCGTAGTACTGCCGACGATGCGTTTTGAAATAGAGGCTGAGGTAAAGGATCGGCTCCTTGAGGATGCCCTGGGTGCAGAGAAGAAAAGTTATCAGGAGCCGCCCCAATCGCCCATTGCCATCGAGGAATGGGTGAATGGTTTCAAACTGGACGTGGACCAGTCCCGCTTTGATGAGGGACGGGATCTCGACCGTCTCGGCATGGATGAACGCCTCAAGATCGGACATCAGGTCCAAGACGTTTTCGGGGGGCGGCGGCACGAAGAGCGCATTTCCGGGGCGGGTCCCTCCGATCCAGTTCTGGGATCGCCGGAACTCGCCGGGCTGCTTGGTGCTGCCCCGGCCCTTCGACAACAGGATATCGTGGATTTCACGAATGAGCCGGAGCGAGATCGGAAAGCCCTCTCGGATCCGTGCGAGACCATGGTTCATCGCGGCGACGTAGTTCGACACCTCCTGCACGTCGTCGAGCGGCACGCCGGGCGCCTCCTCGCTCTCGAAGAGCAGGAGATCGGAGAGCGACGATTGCGTGCCCTCGATCTGCGACGAGAGTAGAGCCTCTTTTCGCACGTACATATAGAGGAACAGCGGGGTGTCGGGCAGGATCGATGTGACCCCGTCGAGCCGCCCGAGCGCGCGGTTCGCGCTCTCAAGTCGCCGGTAGAGCGCGTCCATTTGCACCGCCGGAGCCGGCGGCAAGCGCGGGGGCACAAACGCTTCCGCCTTCTCTCCGGCCGTCGAGATGGTCACCTTCTGCCCAAGCCTCGAGGGCTCCTGTTCTGCAGCCATGGTTGAGAAAGGATCCTTTCCTTGGCATTATCGGAAAGAAAGGATACCATGAAATCCTTTCTTTGTCCCGATCCTTACGAAAGGTTCTGCATGGTGTCGAGGATTCATGGGGCCCACGCCCGACCTAGGGCGCAACAGCCTGGCGGCCTATAGGCAAACGCTATGGGTCATCAGCGCCTCGGAAAATTGCCCGCGCACCGCCTGCTACCTGAGATCGTCAGGTACCTGGTGGCTGGCGGCACGCCTACCGAGGATCTGGTTGACCAAGTCACCGAGGTTGGCCGGGACGCGCTAAAGCGTGCCCTGAAAGATGCTGTATTCATTGAAGCCCTTTGGCTTCTTATCAGGACGCCCCAGGCGGCCGCTTCGAAAGATTTCCCGGCCAACCTCAATGATCTGGGCATGGCGGATATGGCGCCAGCTTCCCTATCAGATGTGCTCGTCAGCTATGATCGCGCTATTGAGAAGGTTCAGAGGCGATTGCACGCCGGGGCGACAGACCTTGGCGAGATAGCGCGCCGTGCCGGCATCTCGGCTTTGGGCGAAGCAGTTCGAGGCGCGTTGCCGACCCTATGGGCTCCAACAGCAACCGATGTGCAGGCGTCGGTCGCAGCTCTCAAGGGAACGGAGCAATTTGCGGCTCTTGCTCATCGTTTTTATGCAAACTTCGTCGAACGCGTGATCCACTACTATGTGGATCGAAACATCCACAACATGGTGGGTTCCGGCAGGGTCGCGCGATCTGTTCACGATCTCCGTGCATTCAATGATTCCATCCGACGCCACTGTGACGAGTCGGCCCTCATCATGCGCGCTTTCGCCAAAGATTGGTTGGGCAAGAACCACTACAGAGATGGCAAACAGATATCGCGAGACGACGTTCGTCGATTCTCCGCCCATGCAGCTGAGAAAATGCGGATCGAACTCGACATCAGAAAGGGGGCACCGTGAAACGGTACTTGATCGAATGCGGTGCTTCTCAACCCTCGGCGGCAGACGCGATCGCTATGGATGTCCAAGGCGCAGCCAAGAACGTCAATCTGCGCATCGACTATATCAGCCGGACGATGCTTGGAAACGTCCCAGACTTGTTGATCGACCTGCTCGAAGTGGCAGCTTACGTCTACTGCGCAGATCAGCGGCTTGTTCGGGGCTCTGACAAACTGACGAACTTCGGCGAGAGTTGGCGGCGCAGCCTTCGCCTCTCTATCCCCGTGCGCCAGTTAGAAGCATGGCAGGATCCTGACGTACAGGAAATTTTGGCTGACACTCTCGGCTTCTTGTCGGACGACAGCTACGAGTTTGATTTTCGAATAGCCGAGGCTCCAGTCCAGCCACGGGAGCTGTACTTTCCAGAGCTCCTTGATGCGTCAGCGGAGCATGACGAGGTCGCCTTGTTCTCCGGGGGCGTGGATTCGTTCGCAGGGGCGGTCAACGACATTGTTACCCTCGGGAAATCGGTCACGCTTGTCGGGCATTACTCTTCCACCAAGGTCCGCGCGGTCCAGGAGAACCTGATTCAAGGTCTGAGGCAGCGGGGTTTAGATCGACGGGTTTCCTACATTCCGGTTTGGGTCAGTAATGAAAATGAGCGGGCTCGGGAATTCACACAGCGAACGCGGTCCTTCCTTTTTGCCTGCCTTGGGCTCGTGGTCGCGAGGATGTCCGGAAAGGACAAGTTCAGCTTCTATGAGAACGGCGTCGTCAGCATCAATCCACCATTGGCGGGCGATGTCGTCGGCGGCCGTGCTACGCGCACTACGCACCCGAAGGTGCTGCGCGGATTGGAGGCATTGTTCTCACTGCTCTTGGACCGCCAGATCGAGATCCAAACACCGCTGCAGTGGCTGACCAAGAAGGAGGTGACTCAGAAAATCAAAGAAGCGGGCATGGCCGACATGCTCGGCGAGACTGTCAGTTGCACCCGTCCACGAAAATGGACCGAAAAGCAGAAACATTGTGGCGTCTGTTCGCAGTGCATAGACCGGCGCTTCGCCGTGCTCGCTGCAGGCATGGGAGACCACGAGCCGGCCGAGAACTACATGCGTGACCTTCTCCTCGCCGATCGCAGTGCCGATGACGATCTGCGCATGGCCCTGAGCTACGTTTCGTTCTTCCAAAGGGTTGCGGCAACCCCCAAGGAGCGGTTTCTCGTGGACTTCCCCGAGGTGGTATCGGCGCTCGACCGTTTCGCCGGCCTGTCCACCCAAGACGCGGGCGACCACGTCTACGACCTCTTTCAGCGTCATGCGAAATCGGTCGAGGAGGTCATCACCACAGCGGTTTCCGAGCATATAGGTCCGTTGTACCGGAGCGAGTTGCCGTCCGGCTCGTTGCTGGCAACCTGTTTCAGCCGGGGCCACATCGAAGCGCCGCCGCCTTCCGATTACGACGTACAGGCCAAGGCATTCATGGATCGCCTTGGCGCCCCTGTCCTCGAATTCGCTTTCGACCAGGACGCCAAGCGCGTTCTGTTTCAGGGAAGCCATTACCTTGAAGGTGCGAATTTCCGCGTGATCGAAGCGCTGATCGAGAACTTTCGGGAAGCCAAGAGGCAAAGAGCAGACGTCCCCTTCTTACCCGCCACCGACTTGGCGGACCGACTTGGCGTCAGCGACCAGTCGATGCGTCAGCAACTTGGGCGATTGCGAAAGGCCATCGAACCGCTGACCGTGACGCTCGGCATCCCACTGGACCAAGATTCGTTTGTCCAAACGAAGGAGCGCGCTGGCTATCGCCTGAACCCCGAATGGCGGGAGGTCTCGGTCGGGGACATCCGGGTCGATACCGCAGTCACATCACAAGCTTGAGCCGATTACGTCACGGCCCGATCTACCCGACGTCACAACTCGCCCGCTGAAAGCCCCGGATTCCGGGGCTTTTTCGTGCGCCGACGTCACAAGAAAGACGAGGCCTGATTATATATCATCGCCCGTAACACGTTGAAAATGCTCGCATATCCAGGCGCTCCAAAGCGGCTGGATGAAGCGGAAGGCACATCAACGGAGTTACACCCATGTCACTCAGGCATTTGAACCAGATCGAGCTCGCCGCTCGCTGGAACATCAGCCACCGAACGCTTGAGCGGTGGCGCTGGACGGGCGAAGGCCCGCGCTTCGTCAAGCTCGGCGGTCGCGTCGTGTATCGCCTCGAAGACGTCGAGGAGTACGAGCGCGACCAGATCCGGGCGAGCACCGCCGACCACCCCAGCAAGCCTGCAGCATGAGGGGGTGGTGATGACGATCTCCAACCGCATCTCCCTCGATGAGCTCCGGCGCATGGCCGTCGGCGACATCGCCGCTCTGCCCGCCGAGCAGCTCGCCCTCCTGCAGGACGAGGCCGCCGACGCCCTGCGCCGCGCCAAGACCGTCTGCGACTGGCTCGATGGGGCCGTCGCGCTCAAGTACGGCGATCGTGCCCACGCAACGCGCCAAGCGGCCGGCAAGGACACCGGGACCATCCGCTTCGATGACGGTGCGGTCACCGTGATCGCCGACCTGCCGAAGCGCGTCGACTGGGACCAGGACAAGCTCGCCGCTCTCGTCGAACGCATCCGGGCCGAGGGCGACGACCCCACCGAATACGTCGATGTCGCGATCAAGGTGCCCGAGCGCAAATTCGCGGCCTGGCCGAGCCACATCCGCTCCGCCTTCGAGGACGCGCGCACCGTCCGCACCGGCAAGCCCAGCTTCCGTCTGTCCCTGAACACCGAGGTGACGTCATGAGCATCACAAAGAAGCTCGCGATGCTCCGCGAGCAACATTTCGGGCTGGACAAGCTGCCCGAGACCATCCGGGTGCCGGCCCTTGGCGAGCGTCGCGACGAGACCGTCAAGCCGGTCGGGGCGGCCTCGATCGACGACCTGGCCTTCGCCCTCATCGGGCTGAACGAGCAGGCATCGGCTCTCTACCGCGAGATCGACGCGGTGCGCACCCTCCACGACGAGGCCCGCAAGGCCGGCGCGCTGGGAGCGGACATCGCGGTCGACGCCTTGATCGCGGCGAAGGGAGGCAAGTGATGGCCCTTCCGATCATCTCCGCCGATCAGCGGCTCGCCGAGCCGCGCGGCATCAAGGGCACGATCTTCGGCAAGTCCGGGATCGGCAAGACCTCGCTTCTCTGGACGCTCGACTCCGCCACCACGCTGTTCATCGATCTGGAGGCGGGCGACCTCGCCATCGAGGGATGGTCCGGCGACAGCGTCCGCCCGCGCACATGGGCCGAATGCCGCGACTTCGCGGTCTTCATCGGCGGCCCCAATCCGGCGCTGCGGGACGACCAGGTCTACAGCGAGGCCCACTTCGCGGCGGTGTGCGAGCGCTTCGGCGATCCGGCTTCGCTCGACCGCTACCACACGGTCTTCATCGACTCGATCACCGTCGCCGGCCGGCTCTGCTTCCAATGGTGCAAGGGGCAGCCCGAGGCGTTCTCGGAGAAGACCGGCAAGCCCGATGTGCGCGGCGCCTACGGCCTGCACGGCCGCGAGATGATCGCGTGGCTCACGCATCTCCAGCACACGCGGGCGAAGAACGTCTGGTTCGTCGGGATCCTCGACGAGAAGCTCGACGACTTCAATCGGCGCATCTTCCAGCCGCAGATCGACGGCTCGAAGACCGGCCTCGAGCTGCCGGGCATCGTCGATGAAGTCCTGACGATGGCGGAGATCAAGGACGAGTCCGGCGCGCCGTACCGTGCCTTCGTCTGCCAGACGATCAACCCCTGGAACTTCCCGGCGAAGGATCGATCCGGCCGTCTCGACCTGATCGAGGAGCCGCATCTCGGCCGCCTGATGGCCAAGATCCGCGGCCCCTTGAAGCCCGCCTCCGAGCGGCTGGCCTATCGCAGCCCGCCCCCGGCCGCGACGGCGCCGACCTCCGACGCCCCCACCCATTCCGAAAACGCCTGAACGAGGAGACCCCAGCCATGACTGGATCCTGGAACGATTTCAACGACGCCAAGCAGAACAGCAACATCATCCCCAAGGGCACGCTGGCCAAGGTGCGCCTGACGATCCGTCCGGGCGGTTTCGACGATCCGGCGCAGGGCTGGACCGGCGGATACGCTACGCGGGGGACCACCGGCTCGGTCTATCTCTCGGGCGAGTTCACGGTTCTCGAAGGGCCCTACGCACGGCGCAAGATCTTCACCCTGATCGGGCTGTACAGCCCCAAGGGGCCGGACTGGGCGAACATGGGCCGCAGCCTGATCCGCGGCATCCTCAACTCGGCGCGCGGCATTTTGGACAAGGACACGTCCGCTCAGGCCCAGGCCGCCCGTCGCATCAGCGGCTTTGCCGATCTCGACGGGCTCGAGTTCGTGGCGCGGATCGACATTGGCACCGACACCAATGGCGAGGAGAAGAACGAGATCCGCGCGGCCGTGACGCCGGATCACAAGGACTATGCCGCCCTCATGGGCGTGCCCGGTGCGGCACCGCAGCCGCAGGCTCAGCCTTCCCAGCCCTCCATGCCCCAATCTTCAGCACCGGCGGCGGGTGCGCGCCCGTCCTGGGCGCAGTGA